ACAGGATTCGCTGATCCTGGAATACCGGCATGAATACCAGTACCAGCTGAAATGGCACCTGTTGAATGTACCGAATCACCAGAAATACCACCATTTACTACCAAATCAGAGTTCACAATAAATGAATCACCGGCAAGTAATGTAAGTTGACCTGAAGTTGGGTTTAAAATACCAATATTCATATCACCAGCAGACGATATGTTGGTTTCACCTTTAATCACTTGGTCATAGTTGCCTTCAATTAATTGTTGAAAGTTACCTTTAATTCGTTGTATGCAATTACCTTTGACTTCTAACACAGAATCACCTTCAATGGTGACTGTGCAATAACCTTGTACCAACACTTTTTTATTTGATACGGTGATTTCGTATCCTTCACCTACAACTTTATGAACTTCTGTGCCGTCTGGTCGAATTTCTGTATATGTGCCAGAACGGTGTTGTGTGCGAATACGCTCATGGCCAGGAGTATCATCAAACTCCTGAAAATGACCACTTTCGGTCTGCATTACATTGTTGTAAGGATATTTTGGGTCATACGCTGAAGGCGGTTCAGACCATGCAAAAGTACCTTCTAAATTTGTGTCTGCCATTATGCCATCTCGTATGTTTTAGTATTATCAAAAGTTGAGTATAAATCTTTTGCCAATGCATTTGCTTGTGCATCAGTTAAAGTGGTACCTGAAGGATTCATAATTGCACTAGTGGTACTGGCAGGTAAAGATGTAACTTGTGTTGCTGTTGAAGCCGCAGTTGCAACCAATGTTTGTGTAGATTTTAATAATGATTGAGCTTCTTTAATAACACTTTCACCATCATCTTCGGTGCCAGTTGCATTTTTTACAACATCTGTAAATTGTGCTTTAAGTTCTGCATACAACTCTTTTAAACAGTTTACAAACAATGCCAACAATCTCTGTGGTAAACTTAAAATGTAGTTAATTAATGCGTTTATTTTTTTAACTACTACGACTAAGGCATCCAAAGCATTTTGTATCTTTTTTAAAAACTTTGTAATATCATCTACATATCGTTTAATTTTTTTAATTTGTTCAATCAAACCATTTGAACCAGGTGAAATACCAAGAGCATCCATGATTGTTTTAATAACTTCACGAATTGCACGAATGGTAGGTTCAAAAATTTTGGCTAACGATACATTTCGTTGCACGAATAAGGTTGTATCACAAGCGTGTGAACGATTGGCATCCGCAACAGCAATACCAGTATTTGCGGAATAACCTTCTGCCAATTGTGGTAAATCAGGATTACCTGGTTGTGGTGTGTCGCCAGTATTTGGTGCAACAGGCGGATTATTTTCTGTTACGCCAACAGAAGTTACTGTAACTGATGCTATTTTTGGTGGTTGATTAACTGCCATTTATTTTTTTATCCCCGGTAAAACACCCATCATAATTGGTGCCTGTGCAGACATTCCGTCCATGAAAAAACCAACAATCCAATCTCCTTGTCTTGGTGCAGAAAAAGATTTTGAATTATTAATAGGATACATTGGTTGAGCCCAAGGTAATGCTGTTGTTGGCAGTTCACTTGTATTATCTGTATGCCAACCAAAAATTCTCAATTGGCATCTTCCAAGACCTAAAGGATCTACTCGGTTCTCCACAACACCAATGAACCAAACAAAATTGTCTTTACCAATAAAATTTTCCATTATTTCTTAACCGCAATATTATATTCAGCTGATTGATTATTAACGCCACCGTAAGGTGTTGGTGAACTGTCTTTTGCAACCTCTAATACCGTTTGAAATGTTGTTGGTTGAATAATGTGTCTGACAGCTGTAACCAAATACTTGCCTGAATAGTGTTTATCCAATTCTTTTTTATCACCAGGTTTCAATGATAACAGGTTAAAGTTAATTGTTCTGCCAGCAGAGATGCCTGTATCACCTGGAATTTTTAATTTTAATACATTATAATTTGCCAATGAGATTTGTGCAGTTCTATTTGGAATGTATGTTTCAGCAGCAATATTTTTTGCAACTCCACCAGGTACTTGTTTTATATAAGGTGAATTTTGTTGTCCAGCATTAGCAGTTAAAACTTTAAAAGAACTATCATAAGATGTTTGTTCTGTTTTACCTAATCTGTTTAATAATTCATTCGTAGGAGCATTCTTATTTAATGTTTGCGCCTGATTTTTATATTTTGTATAATTAAAAGTTGTTGTGGTAGAAGTTTTAGTTGTTGGGTCGATGGTGATTAATTTATTGGCAAAAGCACCAGAACTAATTTGTTCAACCATATCATAAACTTTTACGAATTCGTAGTCTAAAACAGTAATCGTTTCTTCTTGAAAAGATAGTTGTTTTTCATTAATATTTTTTACTTGATATTTATAAGTGGTGTAGATATCGTCTTTAAACATTGATTGTAAAGACCGATAATTGAATCCTTCTTTTGTTTCAAAAAATAACATATCTGCACCAGTAACACCAGCTTTATTGGGTCTGGCATATGTTGTTAACCAACTAATTGCTTCAAATGGTTTTAATCGTGGTACAATAAAATCATATGTGCCAAAAGTTTCTTCAATTATGTTAATTTTCTCTTTTGGATTTACTTTTAGTTTATCAATCAAAATATTTTTTACCATTGTTGATATTGTTTCACCGGCAAAAGATTTTGAAATTCTATTTTGTTCCGACAATATCAATTCTTCTGAACAAAAATAAAGCGTGTATACTTCAGCATTCATATTACCTGTCGGTTTTCTATCACCAATCTTATACACACGATATAATCGATTATTGGCGTTTAATCCACTCCTAGTTTTACTAAAATTGATTTCAATAAATTCATTTCCTGTTAATTCTAATAATTCAACAAAACCTTGAGCATCAACCACAGTAATATAACCAGAAACACAAAAACTGTAAATATCTTCATAATAAGACATTTCCAACAATATTTTTTTCATGTCAAACCTTTGACCACTTGCGGTCAAAAAGTTTATTGTTTGTATAGAATAATCTTGCGGATAATACGCACCAGGATTTTCTACTTGATTGTATTGATTTTGTTCAATTTCTGCCATAATTTAATTAAGCCAATAAGTTTTTGAATTGTTTTTCTACTTCATCAACATAAACTGAATTTAAAATTTTAATACTTCTTTTTTCATCGTTTAGTTCAACTTCATAATCATAGTAAGATACGGCTCTTTTTGTAGTAGTTACAGTAACACTTCCTGTTGGTAAAGTGTATGTATTGGTACTTTCTACCAAACTATTGTAGGTATCTTCATCGATAACAATTTTTTCAATTGTTGTGGTTTGCGTAGTGACCTCATATTTTGTAATCACTTTTTCATACTGATATACAGTTGAATATGGATTGATATTTGAATACTTATCGTCAATATATTTTGCAAAAGAATTTGATTCTATTGGCCAGTCCCATTGAGGATCAATGATTTGATTGATAAACAATACTATCCAATAACGATAAGAATCGCCATAGTATTTGTATGCAATGATTTCTGGTGTATCACCTTCTTGTATATCATAATTATAATAAATTACAGGATTCTTTAAGAATTCAGGTATAACAGAAACCCGAGCCAACAGATTGGTCAGAATAATAGAATTTCTATTGGCATCTGTTTGAATTATTTTTGGTAGAGTATCAAAATATTGCATTTTAATATCCTTCCTCTATTCTCTCTCTTGTTATCAATTCTATCTCTTTAAATTGAATTGTTAACTGTGTTTGAACTGGTGCACCATCAGCATATGTTGAAAAACCATTTGGTGCATAGTTGACATCAACACTTGTAATAACACTTTTTGCAATGCGATTAATTTTTCTGTTTTCTCTACCTTCAAAATAAAACTTTGGTTCAAAAATAGAAGGAGGAACAAAAAACATACCACCACCTCCATTATTCAGTCGTGGTGCAGAATGTTTTTTAAACATTTCAATAATTTTTGCTACTGTGTCTGCTTCTTGTTTAGAGTATGGTGTAAAAGTAAATGCCATTTGATATTCTCTAAAATTAATACCATCAAATAACAGTTGCAAATTTGGATTAAAAGCAATACCTTGACTTCTTAACAATAGTTTAAGTGCATCGTTTGACCTAAGTGTATTAACAACAGGTTTTAAAATAGCACGAACAAGTGGTGTTTGTTGAGAAGCCGTGGCTAAACTCGTATTTTCATATTGTGCATTATATGTAAAGTTAACCGTATCAGGAATATATAAAGATATGGAACCAACAGGTATAGTGTTTGATTGTGTGAATTCTAATGATTTTTTTATGCTGTCTGGTTTTTCAAAAAATTCTTGTGTTCCTTGAGCAAGTGATTTTGCTTGGTCAGCTAATGTTGATGGATTTAATAATGCGTTAGCGGCTGCACGAGCACCTTCTGTAGCAAAGTCTGTTAGTTTACTGACGGTTTGTTTGAATTCGGCAGGCTTTATTTCTAAAATATTAAATTTAATATAGTGGCCTCTAGTTGCCGATCCTAAATCTCTTGGATATGATAAATCATTGCGACCAAATTTATTTCCATACAAAGAACCTAAAGGACCTTTTACTAAGGAACCAGGAATTGTTACTCCGCCGATTGATGTTGGTATTGAAATAATGGCCATTTAAACCTCTGAAAAAAAAGATATACATATTATTTATGGCATATTCTGGACGATTTACACCATCAAATCCTCAAAAATACATTGGGGACTATAATAATATCATTTATCGCTCTTCTTGGGAGTGTAAAGTGATGAATTGGCTCGACAAAAATCCACAAATTATATCTTGGGCTTCAGAAGAACTTATCATTCCCTATAAATCACCTGTTGATGGCCAATGGCACCGATACTTTCCAGACTTTCTTGTAAAAATGAGAACCAGAGATGGTAAACTCAAAACTATGATATTAGAAGTTAAACCAAAAAGACAATCGCAACCACCAGAACCCCGCAAACGAATCACCAAACAATATATCAATGAGGTGGCCACATGGGGTATCAATCAATCTAAGTGGAAAGCTGCTACTGAGTTTGCTTTGGACCGTGGTTGGGAGTTTAAAGTTTTGACAGAAGAACATCTAGGACTGACCTAAATATAACATGGCTTCTAAACTTACACAACTAGCACGACAGAAAACAGCGGCTCAATTACAAACCGCAAGTAGAGATTCGTATCGATGGTTAACCAAGAAAATTGGTGAACTGAATAATGTTACTGGAATCGCCTCTATTATGAACAGAGAAGATTCAAGAAAAACTGAAACCCTTAGTTCTGGTAAGTTATACTTTTTTTACTATGATCCCAAAACTAAAAATGATTTACCATATTATGACAGGTTTCCTTTGGTATTGGTATTAGACAAACAAACTGACGGTTTTCTAGGATTAAACCTACATTATTTACCAATGCGATACAGAGTGGCATTTTTAGACAAACTGATGGATTACGCCGTGGTTAACGGCAATAAAGACATTGAGCGTATGCGTGTCAGTTATGACATTTTGAACGCCTCCAGACGTTTTAAAGAGTTTAAACCATGTCTTAAAAAGTATCTGTATGGCCATGTTCAGTCTAAGATGTTAATGGTATTACCAAATGAGTGGGATATAGCGGCATTTTTGCCAATTCAGCAGTTTAGGAAAGCTTCCGCCAATCAAGTTTGGCAAGAATCATTAGAAGAAATAAAATAGGAAAATTAAATGCCAGGGTCTATTAACGAATTCAAAGCCAGTTTTAGAAAAGAGATTGCACGGCCAAATAAATTTGACGTAAAAATTCCCGTGCCTTTGACTTTGATACCTTATGTTAATAATGCAAAGAGTTTAAACTATCGTTGTGAAAATGCTAGTTTACCAGGTCGAAACATGGCCACAACAGAACAAAAAATTGGTTCAAATCCAGTAGAAAAATATCCATATCTTTCTACTTTTACTGATATTGATTTAACATTCATTGTTGATGATGATATGAATCAAAAAGTATTCTTTGATGCGTGGTTAAATTTTGTTAACCCACAATATAACTACAATTTTAGATACAAAGAAAACTATTCAACTGTTATTACAGTTAATCAATATGATGTTACAAATCAAATCAGTTATTCTGTTAATTTGTATGATGCTTATCCTGTTGCCGTCAATCCATTATCGTTGGATTGGTCATTGGATGGATATCACAAATTAGTGGTTACATTTGCATACACCTACTGGCAAAACAATTCTTTGCAATCTTATGGTATGCAATTGGTGGATGCTGGTCTTGCTTTTGTTGCGGATATGGCTGGCGGTTTAGGTGGTTCTGCAATTGGTGGATTAGGTCAAGCTGGAAATGCTTTACCAAGTGCGTTGTCTAGTTCATCACCAGATCCAGACCAAGCAATTAATCCGTATAGTGAAGAAGCTTTGAGAGAACGAACAACAAACTTAATATGATTATATAAGGAGTTATTATGGCTTTACCAAAACTTGATGTGCCAACATATGAAATTGAATTACCAGTTTCAAAAAAGAAAATTAAATTTCGTCCGTTTCTTGTAAAAGAACAACGAAATCTATTAATGGCGATGGAATCAAACGAATCAAATTCGATTCAATCGGCTGTTAAAGATATTCTTTATAATTGCACGCTGACAGAAGATATTGATATTGAAAAACTACCAATTATTGATGTAGAATTTTACTTTATCAATCTTCGTGCCAAGTCAGTAGGTGAGATTGTTGAATCAAAGTATCGTTGCAACAATGTTGTAGAGGGTAGTGAATGTGGAAATATTATGGAACATTCATTAGACTTACAAAAAGTTAAAGTGCAAATGAATGATGAAATTTCTTCTGAAATTGAAATCACACCAAAAGTTATTGTTAAATTAAAATATCCAGAATTTGGTATTGTAAAAAATTCTATGGAATATACCGACATTAATGATATTACATTTAACATGATTGCAAGAAGTATCGAACACATTTATGATGGTGAACAATTCTATTATGCATCAGAAACACAACCACAAGAGTTGGTTGAGTTTGTCGAATCGATGAACCAAGAACAGTTTGCAAAGATAGAAAACTTTTTCAATAATTTACCAAAGTTAAAAGAAACAGTAGATATCACTTGCAATAAATGTGGCTTTCACCATAAAATAGATGTAGAAGGACTTGAAAGTTTTTTCGGTTAACATTTCGTCATGACAATTTAAAGAATTACTATAAGACAAACTTTTCATTGATACAGCACCACAAGTATAGTTTGTCAGAGCTTGAAAATATGATGCCTTGGGAAAGGGATATTTACGTTTCCATGTTGATTGCGTATATTGAAGAAGAAAACCAAAAGATACGAGAAAGACAGAAACGATAGATGAACTACGCAGAAGGCCGTGCCGCTAGAAATAAAGGATTATCTGGATTGTTAGTAGAAAACCTACTCAATCCAGAGATGGGCATTGGCCAATCTTTTTCAAAAGCATTATCAGATAGAACCCAAGCAACTTTTACGGGTATCAAAGAAGCATTTGATCCACTCAATATTGCCAAAAAACTAACTGGTGGTTCTCGCCTTGCACCTGCATTATTAGGTAGATTAACTGGTCGTAAAGAATCTACTATTCAATATTTTTCTGGTAGAAAAAAAACTGCTTCAACTGGTGTCAATGTTGAAACTGGTGAATCTATTGGCCCAACACCCATAGTTCAAACTCTTGGATTTATATTTGAAGAACTTATTAAAGCTGACGATATTAAAAAGAAACAATTAGAAGATTTTTATTCTTATGAAAGTAAACGAGAAAAAGATGAGTTGGATAGAACAGAAGCTTTGATTCAAGCTTTAACTGGTCGACAAGTAAAAAAAGAAAAAAAAGAATACCTTCGTGATGAAAAAGGTCGTTTTGCCAAAAAATCAGGTCAAGAAAAAGTAGAAGCACCCGCTACACCAAAGGCTTCAGCTAAAGAAACACCAAAAACACCAAGTGCAACAAAAACAACAACACCGACTACACCCACAACACCAGCGCCTGTTTCAAAAACTCCTGTTTTACCTTCTGTTAGGGGTGCTGCCAAGGCAACAGTTGCAATCGCTGGCACAGCATTATTTTCTGCCGCTGCTATGGCAACAATAAAATCTGAACAAGGTATTAGGTCTGAAGCGGATGCTTTATCACCAAACAATGATAAAAAGAGAGTTGCACGAGGTGAATTTCCTGATACACAAACTCCAAAACTTGGTGCAGCCACACCTGATACTCAAAATTCAACTTCGTATGGATTATTTGGCATCAGTAATATTAGAAATAAAAAAACAAATAAATCAACTCTTGATGCATTTATTGAACAAAATCCGCAACTTGGTTTACCTGATCCAGGTGACCCTAAAAATCCAGCACAAGTTAAAGCTTTTAATGAAGCATGGTGGAATTTAGCAAAAACAAGACCGCAAGATTTGTTAGAAGCTCAAGCTAAATTCTTTAAAACAAATGTTGAAGCTGTTGCCACAAAAGGACTAAGTAATTTACCACCAGAAATAGCAAGCAATCCAGGCGTTCAAGCATATATGATTGATAGACAAACTCAATTTGGTAATACTATGTTAAATTCTGCATTACAATATGCTAGTGGTGCAAGAACCGCACAAGAATTTATAAATTTAATATCAGAACACGATAGAAATAATTTAAGACAAATATTTAAAAGCACTTCTGATGCGGATTTTCAGCGTTTAGAAAAAGGATTAATACACCGTATAAAAGATAGAACGGATACTGCAATTGGAATGTCTATTTCAAATGTTAATAGTCCTGTTACAGACAATCCTACAGGTGCAAAAGTAGATGCTTCATCAAAAGAAAACAAAGATTTAAAAAAGAGTATAAATGATTCACCTGCACCAACAACCGTAAATTCAACAACTGTAAACACTTCTAAATCTTCGTCACAAAAACAAGATGAACAAAAAGAAGATGATAGACCAGCCTATCTTAAAAAGCGTAGAGGTTAAAAATGGCTAAAATGGGTTATCAAGAAGCCGCAAACATAAGAAAGACAGGACTTTCCAATTTAATTGCTAATCGCCTTGTAGAAGGTGAAGGCATTGGTTCTTCTTTTACAAAATCAATTAGTGAAAGAACTAAAGCTAACGTTGCAGGTTTAAAACAAAAGGTAGATTACTTAAACATTGCTAAGAAAATGTTTGGTGGTTCTAATCTTGCACCAGCTTTATTAGGTCGATTAACTGGTAGAAATGCAGATTCTATTCGTTTCTTCGCAGGCAAAGGTTCTGCAAAACCAGTTAGTGATAAAGCCACAAAAATAGAAGGTAGCCAACAATTAGAACAAACAGAAGCAATCTATGAAACTTTGGACAACATTTATGGATTTTTAAAAGATTCAAATGATGAAGCCCAATCAAAAATGACAGAAGAACAAGGCAAGTTAGAAGAAAAAGAAATGGAACGTAAAAGGCGCCATGATGAATTATTAAAACTTTTAGGTTATAAACCAGAAACACCTACTGCAACAAAAGTTGTAAAGGAAGAAAAAAGTTTCTTAGATAATTTGTTAGATTTTTTTGATACTGCAAATTTAAAAAAATTAGCTACAATGTTGGCCACAAGGGCACCAATTTTATCATATTTACTTGGTCTATATCTTGCATCTAATTTCTTAAAAGAAACTGGATATGGCGATAGAATGGCTTTAAATGAAGGTAAAATTGCAGAGAAAGCATTTAAAGAAAAATTAACTGATTTTTCAAAATTACCATTGAAACAAGATGAAGCTAAAGCTATTTTAGAACAACCAGAAGGTCCAGCTAGAGAACGAGATATTGCATCTTTTGGTGGCATCGATAGAATTAAAGCAATTGCAGAAGGCAAACCTGATCCTGGTGGTGTTGCACCAAAACAAAAAACTTATGCAGAACAACAATATGAAGTTGCTCCACCAACAGTAACACCTAAAGCTGAATTTAAAATTAGGAATAAAACAAAAGAAGCAGCTGCGATTGAATGGGACAAACGTTACGGAAAATTATATAATGAAGATGGCACAAAAAAATCATTGCAACAACTTCAAGATTCAGGAGTTTTACCAAAAGTAAAACAACCAGAAGTACCTGCTGAAGAAAATAAACCTACATCAGCAACTCCTGTTCCAACAACAGAAACAGCAGCACCCGTTGCTGAAACTCCTGCATCTGCGCCTGTTGCTCAAAAAACTTCTGAAAATTTAGATTTACAGTTACCAAAACCAGTAGTTGATTCTGCCAAACAAGTAATTAATTCTACTACTGTGAATTCACAAGACACATCACAAGTGGCTATACTGCCAATGCCTTCTGTGAGAAATCAAGAACCAACATTTCAAGATATGATATTATACAGTACCAGAGTTGTATAATAAAAAACCCCGCACAAGGCGGGGTTTGTTTTGATTGAGAAAAGATTACTTCTTCTTTTCGTCTTTCTTAACTTCTGCTTTTGGAGCTTCTTTCTTTGGCTCTTCTTTCTTAGGAGCTTGAGCAAAGGCGGTTACTGCAAATGCGGCTGCGAGTAGAGAAACTAGATACTTCATTTTATTTCCTTTCAGTCAAAGTTAAAAAATCACAAACAACTCATTATCAATCTTCTTCAGCTAACTTGGCGAAATATGCCATGTCATCATCATCACCCATATCAGGTGCAACATCAACAGACTTTTTAGGTGCTGTCTTGTTTTGTTCTTTGATTGTTTCTACGGTTGTCTTTGGTGCAACATCACCATTCAACCCTAGAACTTTATCAAGGCGTTGTTTCAAAACATCATATGATTTGAATTCTTTGTCATTGAGTAACTCTTTGAGAGAATACTCAGACTTCCAAATCTTTTCAAGTTCATCATCATCATTCAACAAAGCAGATGCTGATTCAAATTCAGACTTATCATAGTTTTGATAACCTTCAACTTTACGAATCTTCAACTTGAAGTTGGCACCTTTCCACAAATCAAATGGATTGATTGGTGTTTCATCTTCAAACTGTGGATTCATGGCTTCAGAAATCTTATCAAAAATCTTTTTGCCGAATTTGTAAAGGAATACTTTGCCTTCGTTTTCAGGATGTTTAGGATCCGAAACAACATAAATGTTGGCAATATAATTCAGTTTACGTTTTTGTTTACGAACAATATCTTTGTTCGCTTCAATGCCAGAATTCCATAATGCAGAATTGTGTTCACAAACTGGACATTGTTGATTGAGTGTGGTTAAACAGTTATCAATTAACCAACCACCAGGACCTTGGAATCCATGTGAATGAATTTTAACCCATGGTAATGAATCATCACCATCAGCTGCAGGTGCCGGCAGAAAACGAATAGTAGCCATGCCGTTGCCAGCTTTATCTACTTCACATTTCCAAAAATTGTCGGATTTTTCTGCACCCTCGGATGAGGTATTGAGTTGCTCGATTGCTTTAGATAACTTATCGAGATTGCCAGATTGGCGTTTTAGGTTCGCAAATGAACTCATAATTACTTCCTTTCGTATAAACGGTGTATTAACGGTGTATAAAACGACTTGTCCACATACTTCTCATTATATAATAGTATTTAGGCGTTGTCAAGGCCTGAATCCTCATTTAGTAATTGTTTACCAGTAGAATTATTCCACTCATGTAAACGGATTTTATAATCTTCATTGGTTAGATTGTGCCAACCAATACATTCACCTGTGGGACTACGACCACATCCACAAGGTGTAATTACTTCTTTTAACATTTCTTTCATGTAATATCTCCTTCAAATATACATTTTCATAATACCGATTGTTGTCAAAGCATCAGTATGTAGTATACCAATACCACCATCTTCTCTCCATTGGTCAATGTTCTGTCCTGTATCATCAATCAGTAGGTGGTCAGGTTTTGCATACTGCCTTTTCAATCTTTTACCTGGTACTAGGTTGATTGGGTAGTGAATGCCATGCTCACGCAACCATTCTGTTTTTTGAGGTGCAACAGCATCGTGCCTTTTTTCGGAGGCAGTTGAAGATAAAATTTCCACAGGAATACCTGTGCTATCTAAAAACTGTAACAATATTTTTGCATCTTGGGTCATGTCAAGTTTTGCAAATTGTCCAGTTTCAATAAAGTTATCAAACAATTTATAGAATTCTTTTTTGTCATCCGCTTCTTTTGGTGACATTCTATATAATTCTTTGTATTTCTTGTCGAAATCGGCAATCACACCGTCCATGTCCAAGTAAACCTTGGTAATTCTACGCATTTTCTTTTTCCAATTTTTCGTATAAGTTTAAATTTGTTAAATTCTGTTTCATTGAATATGTGTTCCATGTTCCATATGGACAATCATTTAAATTGTCTAAATCATTTTTTGATTCTTCAATCGCTTTTATGAAACTAGGATTTTTAAGTGCTTCTCTAATATTCTTTCTTGCTTTCTCTTGTGATACTTTCCAAAACTCGGTATCAAACATAGAACCAGAATAATAATGTAATGAAATCATATTTTGAACTTCTTTCATAAAGCCAATATAGTTATCATTTTGTTCATTGATAGGATAGTTATTAAACCAAACATCATAGGCGTGTCGTTGAATAGTGTCCATTGTTGCAATCGATGTTGCTTCCATTGGTTCTAAAAAGAACGAAGCATTACCACTATAACAAACTCGTTTTGAATAATTTTCTTTCCTGTAATAATTGTGGAAACTAAATGTATTCGTATCTTGGCTCGGTTCTAAATTGTATTCTTTAAATACATTTTTAACATCTTCTTTAACTTCTTCCAATGTATTAAAGTTATTGTTATACAAGTAACCAATAGAACATCTATTCTTTAAGGGTATACCAAAAACCCATCCATAAGGCCTTGCCAAGGTCAGAGTGTATTGAAACCTTGGATAGTCCCAATAACATTGTGTCACATGAACCGAATTAACTGCAATGGCATCTGCAACATGAAAGTCCTCATAAGATTTCGGTTTACCTGAACAATCTAAAATATAATCCGCATCAATACTATCATGCGTTACATTTTTATCGTAGACTTTAACTTTGTCCTTTAATTTTTCAAGCAGATATGTTTGCAATTTACCTGCATTAAAATGATAAGATGACATTGGCACACTAAATTCATGCATATATTCCTTGCCATCAGCCCATCCACTTTTTTTAATGCCACATTTAAATGTGCCATCAATTTTTTCTAAATCACTATAAGAGAAATGTATATTCTGCCACAATGCAATTGGAAAGTGTAGTGTTGAACCTTCACCAACTGGTTGTGGTTTTATTTTTGAATCATAATATAATTCAAGTTCACAATCTGGTGCCCATTTAGCAAAGTGTGTTAAAGCATAGGCACCTGCGGTACCTTGGCCAATCACAGCAATTTTCTTTTTAGACATATTCTTTAATCTTTTCTTTTAAAATTTCTTTTAATTTATTTTTATCATAATGTAGAAATGGCTTATATTTCACACATTTCATTTTAAAATTAGGCCAAACGATATCATCATATATTTCTTTCTCCCACATAGGAAAAAAGTTCATCAAGTCATCTAATATAATAAGTGTTTCAATTGCAATATCTTTTTGTGTCGCATATTGCATTAGTAACGGAAATTCATTTTTATTTACCATTAATAATTCATTTGGATTATCAACTCTATCTAACAGCTTAATTATATCATTTTCAAAGGTATAAGTCAAGCTCTGTTGAGTTTTTAACCACTTTTTATAATTCTCATCCGCCTCTGGTGTTATCACATCACCAACCCATTGAATATCATCTACCACAAAGTTGGCAATAAAGAAGTCCCGTAACTCTGTCAATCCATATTTACGAGATAAACGGTAGAATGAGTATTTGTCTTTTCTGGTAGAGAATGTGGTTTTGGTAACATTCGTCTTACCATTGTATTTGATATAGTCGTAACTATCGGAAGTGAAATGCAACTTCAACGCATGAAACAATGCGAAAGCGGCAAAACCTGAATTTTCAATCATTATAAAGGAAGTTTGGAACTTTTCTTAATCAAATTTAATTCTTGTGCTTCTTCTTTAATCTTTGCTTTAAGTGCGGTAGAAATCAAAGTAGAAGCCACTTCAATTTCTAATCCAGTTTCTTTGCAATGGTGAAGAATGGCATCCATTCTATTGCATTTAAGTTTGTCTGCCAATTCTTCTACCATCATACTAAATTGTCGAATCTCATCTCTTGTTGGCATATTATATTCTGTTTCGTTCTTTATAAAAAATATGGTTACCAATCTGTGTAATTCTTGGTAAATTCCAACCAGGTTTAACATAGTTGGCATGATAATACATTGCTTTTTCTCTGTATAGTGTATCATGTGCAACAGCAGATGTCAAGGCTTTCTTTGCAACAAGTACCGATTCTTCCCATTGATATGGGTTACGAACCATTGAATATACTTGGCCACAGAACCAAGAAAATTGGCATACCATTCTGCCATTGATTTCATCTTTTTGTTTTACAACACCACAAACGGTCTTTGGAAATTTACCAGAGTTTACACGATTGAGTGTTACTTGTGCTACTGCCAATTTGCCTTCGAATGATTCACTTGCAGCTTCATAATAAATGTTTTCAGCTAAACATTGAATTTCGCTGCTGAAATGCTGACCAGCTTTCTGTGCTGTGTGTTTATCTACTTGGGCTCGTGCAGTAGGGATTAATAGGTTAATCGCAATCAATACTGATGAGATTGTAATTAAAATTTTGTTTGTAAGTCTTTTGTTGAAATACATTTTTCTTCCTTTTTGATTGCGGCGGCCAAACATCTGACCGCCTTGGTCTCCAATTACGAATTTGTTTTCGATTTTATTTTAACTTCAGGTTGTGGAGTGGTTTGAGAAA